GCTCTTGCCACTGTTGTATGGCGGCCACTTCGCGGAAGTCGGATATTGTGAATGTTGTCGCGCCGGCGAATGATACGGTATTGTCGTTCAGGTCCGTTTGTCTTGTTCCGACCGTTGTTGTGCCGCCCCCCACGGATACTTCCGTTGCTTTGAGGCTGAAGTCTTCGGTTGCTCCGGCGAAGTCGGCTACGGCGTTTACCGCCGGGTCGGTGTCTGAAGGCATTTTTACCGCCAAGGGAACGACACCGTCTGTGAACCCTGACCAAAGTGCTGCGCTAGATCCGCTGATCGGGAATGCCGGTGCTGTGCCTCGTTGCTGGAACGGTAGTGCGGCGGTGAAATAGTCTTTTTCCCAAGCGCGGTATGCAATTGTATTTGCGTTTGCCGCTCGGCGTATGGTTTGTAGATTTTCGTCGCGGTAGTTTTCGTTCCATATGTTGTTGTACGCTGCCCATTGCCAGATTCTTGGGAGCATTGTTGGGTCAGCGACACCCCCCGCCTGCCATGTGTCATACCAGGTTCCGGCGCTGTTTGCTGGGTGGCCGAAGTAGTCCCATAGTGTTCCGATTTTGCAATCGTCTACGCTGTTTGGTGCGAATGCCGGTGGTATTTGTGTGTCGGTACCCTCTTCGCCGCCTGTTATGAATTTCTCCCAGCCGGCCGTTGGTTTCCCTTCGGCGTCTACTTGTGTTGGCCAGAGGTTGCGGTAGGCTACGAACCACGCGTGTAGGTACGCGTCGTAGGCGTCCATGATCGGTGCGACCGTCGGCTGGAATCGTAATAATGCTCTTCCTGATAGTCGGATCTTGTCCCCCGGCACGAGATCTTCGGTCCAGATTGGAACGAGCATTCCTGCGTCGAGCATTGTTCTGTGCCGGGAGCTGAGGTCGAATCCTGATCGTCCCGGTTTTAGTGTTTCTACGTCTCGAAATAATTTCGAGCCGTTCGATATGTTAGGCATTTGGGGTTTCCTTTGCCGGTATGGTGTCCACGGTTACGTGGACCTGTTTTGCTATTTGTGCCAGGCCTGATATGCATGGTGCGTCTTCGTTGAATTCGCCGATGAACCATAGTTGCTGGTCCTCCGGGTATTTGTGGCCGGTCATACTGCTCTGGAAGGCTCTTACGGCTTCCTGGTCGTTTTTCAGAAGCACGGGTCCCGTTGCTTCTTGTAGTTTTATGTCGAACATACAGTACATTCGTTTCATAGTGATGATCCCTTGAGTCTGTGTCTTGAAATGAGCGTACGCTCATTTTGTAGTCTATTTGCCAACGGTAAATAGTTTTGGTTTTCGGATTCTACTATTACGTCCTCCGGTACGTATTTGAATGTTCTTGCTAATTCTTTTAGGCCTATCGCTGTTATGTCCATTTTTTTCAGGTAGTATCTTGGTACGGATTCTTTGCGTCCTTTGTTTGTCATGTAGCCGTGTTGTATTATTGCTTTGTAGTGGTCTTCGATGTATCTACGTCCAATCCCTTTAGATAACAGTCTAAATGGTTTTGTATATCCTCTATAATATTCTTCACCAAGTTCTCCATCATAGGCTTTGAAAATGTAATCGCAGACATATCTGGCAGATTCTTTTGTAACTTCTCCGACGTAAATATTGCCATATTCCCAATCCGGATGTTTATAATGTTCTTTATGTCTTGCGTAATCATTACCAAATATGATTGTGTGGTAATGCGGTCTACCTGTGTTCTCTCCATATTCTCCGCAAGCGAAGTATTTAATCTTCGTACTTCTGCGCATTTCGCGGAAATAATTTTGGAGATGTATTTTGTGTAATTGTCCATCTGAATGTTCCTCGTCGTATGTTAGTGTTACGAAACATGATTTGTTCCAGTATCCTAGTTCGTGTATTAGCCTTGTGCTGAATTCTTTACTGCGTTGTATTCTGCAGTGTAAACATTTTCCGCACGGTACCGGTGTTGTTGATGATTTGCTTACTTGTAGATTGTAAGGTTTAGAACAGTTCAAGCTGCTTCGCCCGATTTGTGTAAGCTGCTTCTAATTCCTTTTGTATTTGCCAAGTGTCTAAGCTTTCTTTTCCGTCGTCGGTGTAGAAAGCGTATTCGTAGTACCAGCTTCCTACTACGTCTACGTGTCCGTTTCGTGTGTGACAATATACCATTTTCCGTGATCGTTTTGGATTTAGTATTGTCATGTACATGTCGGTTCGGGTCTGTACTTTCCCGTCTCTGTCTTTGTGGCTGGTTCGTTCTACGTCGAATTCTACACTGTAGAATCGTGCTCCTGTCATTGGTCGTACTTTCATTTCTAACTCCTTATTGACCATTATAAGGTATCTTGTTATTGTTGTCAATAAAAAAAGCCCCTTTTTATTGGGGGCTTTTAACTTATATTCGCGTCCCGCCTCTGCTGGCGTGATATCCTCTGATTCGCCGGGTTTTGTTCCGGCGTCCGCGTCCGCGTCTGCGCATTTTACCTCCCTCGCACCCGTATTACTGTTGATCGGGGTGCCTGCATTCCTCTGATTGAGTCTAGTAGTCCGTGGGCGATTCCGCCCGCGGCTCCTAGTCCTTTCAATAGTCGTCCGTATTCTCGTTCCCAGTCAAGCATTAATTGGTCGAATTCTACGCCGATACCTGCGGCCCTTGCTTCGGCTTGTGCTTTGTCGAATTCGGCCCATACTCTTGGATCTGCTCTTTTTGGGTCTAGTTCCAGCATTTGTTCTTCGCGGCTTAGTTCCATGTTGCCTCCGCTTGCGCGTGCTGCGAGGTCTAGTACGGCGGATGTTTCCATCTTTTTGAGCATGTTTTGCAGTATGTCTGTTTTGGTTTTTGTTTCTGACTGTTTGGCTTGTTGGAAAACGTTGTCGAGTCTGTCTTCGAGACTCCTTGTTTGGTATTGGCCCTCTATTGCCGCGTTTGCGGCTTGTTGTTGTACGAGTTCGGTCTGTGCTGCGGTTGCGGCCACGTTTGCAGCTTGCTGCTGATTTCTCAACATTGCGCTTTCCATGTCCAGGGCGCTGATCCCGATTCGGCCGGCGCTTTTGAAAGCCGGCCCATAATCGGGTACTCGCCCGAGCTGGGGCGCTTGTGTTGATACTACTGGCCCGGCGCTTGCGCCTGATCCCGCTGCCAGTACCGGACTCAGTCCTGCTGCTTCTAAGTCTGCGCGTCGGCGTTGTACGGCGCTGTCTTCTCGGTCAAACATTGTTTGTTGTAGTTGTTTGTCGTATTGGAGTTTTTCACGTTGAAACTGTAGGTTTTGCGTGTTTATGTCCATTGTGCTTTGTGCTGTTGATGCTGTTCCGATCAGATCCCCGGCGGCCTGTACTCCGGCCGCTATGAGTGGGATTATTGCTGCTGCTGGCATGCTATCTCCTTCTGTAGTAAAGACTTGGGGGTTTTACCCCCAAGTCCCCGCTGTATTATTCCTTGATGTTAATATAGCCCATCCGCCAATTCTATTTGGCGTATGGAGTTATTCCTTTTTTTCCTTCTTTTGATTTTCGCGGTCTGCTGCGATTGCTGCCGCGATTTCGCCTTTTCGAAGGTCGTCCTGGAGTTGTTTTTGTTTGATTTGTTGTGCTTCGTAGCGCGCCTGGCGCGTCGCTATGTATTTGTCGCGCAGGCTGTCCAGGTCGTTTTGCGCGTCGATTATGTCGTAGCCCGGTCGGCGTGCTCTTGGGATTAGTAGGTCGGATCCGTCGTCGGCTACGTCGAATGTTTCGAGGTATCGTTGCGCTTCCAGGCGTAAGCCTGAGAGTCTGTATATTTCGACTCGTTGCTGTAGGGTCTGCAGTCCCCCCGTGTCGACGATTATTTCGCCGCTGTTTTTGTGCGCTTCTTTGAGCTTCGGCGGTCTACTGATGCTGTGGAATTTCATTATATCCTCCCGAGTCCGGGGATCGCCCGGTATGGCATTGGTCTGATTGCGTCACAGTATATTCCCACGTCTGCGATGATCGCCGGGACGTCTTGTACTGCGAATACCCTCTTTGGCGTGTCTTGTGCCGATATGAACGATCCGTTGAGTAGCGGCTGTGCGTCGAAGTTCCGAGCTGCGGTCCAGTATTCGAACGGTTCGTCTGGTCTCATCTCGTGTGTAACGATGCTCGGTTTGAATCGGTACTCGTCGTATTGCCCTTGGAACCCGAACACGTCGTTGTCGATCTCGAGTTGCCCTGTGCTGTATAGTTCGCCTGTCAGTACTGGTTGTTCGGACAGGTGTGCAAATTCGGGTTGGTAGTGGCTGTATCGGTCTAGTTTCCGCCAGTTTCTGCGGATCCCGTTTACGTATGACGGCCTGGCGAGTACGCTAAGCATAATTATGACGATGCCGTATTCCATAGCGAAGTACGAGCCGATTTTGTCCGATACGAACCCGATTCCGTGCCCGGCCATGTTTGCCTGGGGGCTTTCGGTGTCTGTTGATGATGTTTGCAGTACCTCGCTTGTGATTATTGGCCATTTCAATCCGCCGATGTATTCCGGCCGTTGTAGCCTGGCGTCCTGCGGTTTGATGTTGAAGTGAGCGTAGATGAATTCGGGGTACCGGACACCCGATCTCATGTTTCG